GCCCAATCGGGCAGCGTCTGGCCAGGCCGCATGCGCAGCAGCACCTCGCGCACCAGTCCCCAGCAGTCGAAGGCGTCAGGCCCGCGCGCGCCCAGGCGCCACGGCTTGCCGATCAGGTCGTTGACGTCGACGAATGGGGTGCTCATCGGTCGAGCCCCGGAAAGTGCTGCACGTCGTACCAGACGCCAGGGAAGCGGCGGTTGAGCACGTCGCTGCGGTTGGCCGTGCCGCTGACGGCCTCGGTCGTGATCTGGATCGAGTCGAACACCAGGCGCACCGGCGCCGACTGCGGCGCGCCGAGGTCGCTGCCGAGGAACTCGCGATAGACGGCCTGGATGTTCGTCGAGGGGTCGGCGTGTGCCGCGCGCACTGCGTCGGCGACGGTCTGGTCGGCGTTGGTGATGCTGATCTGCATGTCCTGCTGACCGGCGCCGTCGATGCTCGGCAGCACCACCGCGAAGGGGAAGGGCATGAAGGTCGGCGTCGCGCCGTCTTCCAGCTCGGCATCGAACGGGCGCGGGTGGTTCGTCAGGTAGTAGGGCGCGGGCCACAGGGGGTGCCGCAGCTCGAGCGTCTGAATGATCGTCTCGCCCGAGGGGGCCGAGGCGCGTGCTTCCTGCAGGGCATCGGTGGCCATGTCAGAACGCAGCCGCGCTTCCGCGCGACAGGCCGAATGCGCGCTCGTGCGCGTTCGCGTAGTCGTTGCCCCCGCGCAGCACGTCGGCGGTGAGCGAGGCCTTGACCTGGCTGACGATCACTTCGAGGCCGGCCGGCGTCTGCCGCGTGTCGACCTTGGTGTTGGGCGCGTTGTTGTTGATCGTGACCTGCATGGTCGGCGCGGGCGCCTGCTGCGTCGGCACGCCCTGCACGCCCGCGACGCCGAAGCGCACCGGCGAAATGTCGGCGCCGACAGCGGTGGAGCTGGCGAAGCCGGTGGGGCCGCTCGTGGGGCCGCTGCTCGTCGCCATCATTCGCGGTTGCCCGCCAGACTTCCCGCCAGGGCTGTAGCCGACGCCGAAGATCGCTTCGACGATGTACTTGCGCGCCCACAGCTTCAGCAGCTCGGCAATGATCGACTGCACCATGCGCTTGAACAAGTCCTCCACGCTGGCCGTTCCTCTGGCGAGGTTCTCGAAGAAGTTGTTGAAGCCATCGGTGAGCACGTCAAGTTCGTCTTGCTGCTTGACCAGCGTCTCGGTGGCGGTCTGGGTCGTCGTGGCGGTGGCGAGCTGCGCACGCGCGTAGGCTCGTTGCCCCTCGGTGCTGTTCGCATAGACGTCGCTCGTCTCGTCGGTGAGGTCGATCAGGTACTGCAGCCTGGCGCCCTCCTGCTCGATGGTGTCGAGGTAGTTCTTCGACGCGGCGTCGACTTCGACGATGGCGCGCTGGTACGCGGTGAGCTGTGCGTTGCGCTCGGTCAGCGCGGCGTCGCGGGTCTTCTGCAGTTCTTCCTCGACGCCGGCCGCGCGGATCAGTTCTTTCCATCGCAGTTCCTCGGCCTTGCGGTGTTCGTCGGCGGCCTTGGCTGCGGCCTTGGTCGACGCGGCCAGCTTGTCGGCGGCGACGCTCGCGCTCTCGCCCTGTTGGCCGCTCGGCCCCTTCGAGGGCGCCGCTGCAGCTTCGGCCTTGAACTTGGCCAGGTTGGCGCGCATGTTGGCCAGCGTCGTGTTGGTGTCCTTCTCCAGCTGATTGATCTGGTCGACCATGTCTTCGAAGATCGTCGCGGCCTGCGTCGGGTTGGTGGCCGCAGCAGCCACCGCAGCGAGCACCAGGCCGAAAGCCTGCAGCGTCGAGACGGCCTTGAGTGCGAAGCCGTAGACGTTCAGCAGCAGCTCGCCGATCTTTTCGCCGGTGCTGACGAAGCCGTCGCCCTTCTGCGTCGAGTCGACCAGCGACTGCGAGAACGCGCGCAGCGCGGGCAGCATGCCGGCGGTGAGCTGCGCGGTCGCGCCTGTGGCCGTGCGCTGCAGGCGCGACAGGTTGTCGTTGAAAGCCTCGGCCTGCGTGATGACGCTGCCCGAGAGCACGCCGCCGTATCGGTCGGCCTCGTTGGCCAGGTCTTCGAGTGCTTGCCCGCCGGCGTTGAGCAGCGGGATCATGTCGGCGCCCGCCGCCTTGCCGAACTGCTCGGTGACGAGCGCGAGCTTCTCCATGCCGTCCGGCATCTTGGCGACTTGGTCGCTGATCTTCTTGAGGGCGGTGAGCGCGCTGTCGCCAGATTCGACGCCCATTTTCTTGAGCGACTTGCCGGCCTCGCTGCCTTCGTCGCCGAGCTTGCCCATGTTGACGGCGAGCTTGCTGATGGCCTGGTCGAGTTGCTCGGCACTCACGCCCGAGAGGTCGGCCGCATAGCGAAGCTTCTGCAGTTCCTCGGCGGAGACGCCCACCTTCTGTGAGTCCTTCGCCAGCTGATCCATCGAGTCGATGATCTGCTTGAAGCCGTTGATGATCGCGCCGACCGAGACGGCAGCGGCGAGCGACTTGCCGAACTTCTCGATGCCCTTGATCGTGTCGGCCATGCGCTTGTCCATCGCGGCGGCGCTCTGCTCGACTTGGTGGAGCGAGCGCGCGGCCTGCGAACCGTCGACGGTCAGCTTGTAGAGGCGTTCGATGGTGTCGGCCATGTCAGACCTTCACGCGCCGGAAGCGCGGCCGGATGGTGATGACGCCGGTGGCTCGTGGCCCGCCGCGCGTGAAGCTGTAGACCTCGCCGGGGATCGCGTGCCGCTCGGTGAACTCGGCGATGACCTTGAACTGCTTGAACTCGTTGCGCCGCTTGAGCGCGGTCGCGGCCTTGGACAGGAAGCCGACGTTCTGCGTTGAGGTCGAACCCTTCTTGCGCCCGCGCTCCGCTGCCTTGATGCGCCCGCTGTGGCGCACGGCTCGATTGACGGCAGTCGCATAGGGCACGCCCACCGGCACGAGCACGAGCTTGTCGCCACGCCCGAAGGCAGGGGGGGCACTGCCGGCGGTGAGCGTGCGCGCGATGCCGCCCTTCGGGATGTAGCGCCACTGCCATGACGCGCTGACGTTGACGAGCTTGCCGCTGATGCTGGTCGTGCTGCGGCTGATCGCTCCGCGCAGCTCGGCCTCGACCATGCCCATTGCGGCGCGCGCCAGCTGCACGCCGAACAGCACGACGATTCGCATCTTGGCTTCGTCGAGTGGCTTGTTGGTGTGGCTGTCGACTTCGACCAGCTGGGGGTCGTTGCCCAGCGCGATCTGCTGCGCGGTGTCTTCGCGCGTGATGCCCACGAGCATCGAGTGCAGATCGGCCTTGGTCTGCGCGACGATTTCCATAGGCAGCGTCTGGCGCGTGGCGCGGTCGTTGCCGAAGCGGACCGACTTCTGCGGGATGACGAGTGGCATGGGGAAGGCCATGCCCTTACTCCACCGCCAGGCCGGCGCTCAGGTAGTCGCCCGCGATGCGCCAGGCGCGAAAGTTTCCCTCGTAGTCGTCGACCTCGGCCTGCAGCGCCCAGCCGCCGGCGTCGAGCACGATGGTCCGCACCTGCGCGTTGAGCAGTCGCGCGGCTTCGTACTCTTGGTGCCAGGTGTGCACCTGCACCGAGGTGTCGGCCAGTGGATGCTGGTCGACGCACATGTCGGCCCAGGGCGCGGCCGACGCGAGCGTGCGCTGCACCGTGACCAGCGGCAGCGAGGGCGGTGTCTCCGCGCCCTCGCCGGCCATCCAGCCCCAGCGCACAGGCACGGGGGCCAGGCCTGCAGCCAGCAGGGCGACCAGTTCGCGCTCGGTTGCGGCAGGCATGGTCAGCGCCCCGGAAACATCGTGCGAAGTTGCGCCTTCGACAGTGTCGACATGTCGATGGCGTCGTCGACCGTAGCAGGCGCCGCCGGCGCCTCCGACCAGTAGTCGACCCAGGCCTGCACCTCGCGCGCGCTCATGCCCTCGACGACGGCGATGGGCTGGTGCAGGCGCTCGGCGATGGTGAACATGATGCGGATGTCCGGGGCTAGGCTTTTGGGCCTTCAGAGGCGTCCGAGCCATCCGCACCACCTACCCCCTCGGCCGGCGGCGTTGGCGCCTCCACGGTCACTTCCAGGCCGTGCATGCGCAGGGTTTGCTCCAGCGCGTTGGCAATGGCCTGGCTGAAGCGGCCGGGGAGCCCGCGCAGAGCGTCGTAGCCGTAGGGGGCGCCGTCGACGTGCAGTGACGCACCCAGCAGCCGCTCGGCGCTCTGGCCTGGCCCCGTGGTGTTCGACATCGCTTCGCGCATCGGGCCATAGGCCAGCTCGCGCAGCTCGACGACCTGGCCCAGCGGTGCCAGGCCAGGGGGGGCGGGTTCGGTGTGCAGCTCGAACATCACAGAGCCCAGCTGTAGGTGGGCATTTCGGTGAACACGCCGGTGCCGCTGAACTGCAGGCCCTGCGCGGTCTGCGCGGTGATCGTGATTTCGCCAATCTCGACCGGGCCGAAGATGTAGCCGCCGCCCACGGTGTAGTCCACCAGCATGTAGCGCAGGGTCTTCGGCGATTCGAGCGAGGCCTGCATGAGGTTGGCGAACCCCGGCGAGTCCTTGTCGACGAACCCGGTGAAGGTGAACGTCGGCGGCTTGGGCGAGCCGAGCACGGTGGTCGAGCCGCACATGTCGTCCATCTGGATCGCGTCGGGGGGCACGCCCGCGACGGTGATCGTGACCATGCAGACTTCGAGCAGCGCCAGGTCGCCGGCCTTCTGGAAGATCTGCACGGTGCCGGCCGCGACCGCAGCGCTCAAGCGCGTGCCGTCGAAGTCGAGCAGCTCGAAGGTCGGCGAGCCCGGCGTGGTCGTCGTGTCGAGGGCGGCGATGCGGAAGGCCTTGCCGTCGAGTAGTACCTGGCCGGTGCCGGCGAACTTCGCAATGTCGCCGTCTGCCGCGTCGGCCGGCATCGCTGCGGCCAGCGTGACCAGGGCCGGGTCGGCGTTGGTGACGCTGGCCAGTGCTACGGGGGAGGGGGCCGGGTCGCCGGTTTCAGTGAGGTAGAGGTGAGCGTCGCTCTTGATCTTGGCCATGTTGGGCTCCTAGGGTTGAGACTGGCCTGACGTGGCCGCGAGGGTCGTGTCGTTGCGTGCGTGGCTTGGCAGCGGCGCGATGAAGTCGAAGACGCGCGAGTCGCGAGGGGGGTCGCCCTCGATTTCGATGCCGCGCCAGCCGGCCTCGATGACGACGCCGGGAATCTCGCGCAGCGTGATGCGCCACGTGATGCCCGCCAGCTCGCGGTCGGCCTGCATGAACTCGCGGCCGGTGACGCTGTCGATGGCGGCGTCGACCTCGGCGACCGTCGTCCAGCGCTTTTGCTCGCCCTGGAAGGCGTCGAGCGTGCCGGGGTCGGGGCGCTCGATCCGCATGCGATGACGAAGGCGACCGGCTTTCATGCGCAGGGCCTCCACATGCTGAACAGCTCGGCCGCGAAGCCGTCGACCCACAGGGCGCTGTTGGCCTCGCGGTTCTCGTACATCGAGGCGACCATGCGGCCGATGACCGAGAGGAACGCGGGCGAGAGGGCGGGGGGGGTCAGCACGCCCACGGTGAGCGTGAGCAGCGCGGCGGTGTTCATGAGCGACGAGCCGGCGGCGGTGACATAGGCCGAGGCGCTGCCGCCGAAGTCCTGCTGCCACAGCTCGAAGTCGGCGCTGATGTCGTCGGCGCCATTCGTCACGACGAAGCTGCGCACGTTGTTGAGGGGCAGCTGCCAGCTCGCACGCGAGGTGCCGCGAGGGATCGACGACCAGGCCAGCTCGTCGGTCGTGACCTCGTACACCGCCGGGTTCAGCGAGACGTTGCACTGGCGCTCGACCATCGCGATGGCGGCGGCGGTGTGGCCGGTGATCAGCGCATCGTCGCGCGCATGCTCGACGCGCGCCTGCGCCTTCATGGTCGGCAGCAGCAGCAGCGGCAGCGCGCCGGTGTCGATGGTGGTGCGCTTGATCGTCACGGGTTGGCCTCCGGTACGGGCGCGACAATCGTCTGCAGCGTGCTCGGCGGGACCACGACTGCAGCGCCGCCGGTGTCGCAGGCCAGGCGCCAGCCGCTCCGCTCGCGCGTCAGGTCGCAGGGGCCGGCGATGGCGACGCAGCCCACCAGCAGCAGCTCGAGCACCAGCACACCGAGCAGGCCGAGCACGGCGGAGGGGGGTAGGCGCTCGAAGGTCACGCGGCCCCCTCGTTGGGCAGGATGTCGTCGATGTGGTCGACCAGGCGGGCCAGCGCTGGCGAGTCGATCAGCAGCTTGCGGTGATCGATCCAGGCCTCAGAGGTGGCGCTGCGCAACACGGCTTGGTCGCCCTCGTTGCGAATCCAGGCGGTGTTCTCGTTGGCCGCTTCGGTGTTGGCGCGCGAGACTTGCTGCAGGCCCTCGACATCGCGGCGCGTCATCTGGTGTTGCTCGGCCAGCTGCTGCACCTGCGTGTGCACGACCTTGACGGCGCGCTCGACCTCGCTGTGCTTGACCCCCTTGGGCGAGAGCAGCGTGGTCGCGACGCCGTCGAAGATGAAACGCGCGTCGGCCTCGGTGAACACGTCGCCGGCCTGAAGGTGCGCCGGCTTCGACTTGTGCACGCGCAGGCCATGCGAGCCGATCCGCTCCCAGGCCCCCGGATGCTCCCCCGGCTCCTGCCCAATCGAGGCCTTTACAGCCCCACCAAGGCGATAAGTCCGGCCGACGTAACACGACACCACATCCCCAGCCGCGTAAGCCGCCACGGGGCTCCATTGCGGTGCCAGGCCCAGGTCTTGAATCGCCCGAGCCACCTGTGCGTCGAGCCGGATCGTCGCGGCGCGTTCGACCTCGGCGACCGCTTCGGCGACAGCGTTGGCCACCAGCTGGCGCAGGTCGGCGATGCGAACGACCAGGGGGGGGCCTGCCCGCTGCACTAGGTGCAGCGTGCCCTCGGTGTCCATGAGGGCGGTGCGCAGCCCCGGCTCGTCGGCGAGCTGGCGCGCGGCATCGAGGTCGCGCTGCAGCTGCTCGGCGCGAGCGTCGCCGCGCTCGATGCGCTGCGACAGGCCGGCGACGACTTGATCGTGCGCGCGCCGCACCCCTTCGAGGGCCTGTGCGTGTTCCTGGCGCAGCGTGGTGACAGCGTCGTCGACGATCTGCGCGACTGCAGCGGCGAAGCCTTCGAGTTCAGGCGTCATGGTCGGCCCCTTGCACGTTGGATCGCGGCGAAGCTCTCGGCGCGTGCGACGGCCGCGAGCTGCGCGGCGTCGACAGGTGGGGGGGTCGCGGCATCGACGCGGGCGCGCTCGACCGCCTGGCTCAAGCGTTCGACCATGCCACCGAGGTCGGCGATGCGGCGGTCGTTCGCTTCGTTCAGCTGCGTCAGCTGCGTGACGATGCCCGCGAAGTTGCCGACCATGCTGCGTTGCATTTCCTCGACCTGATCGGCCGCAGCCGGCTCGGGTGAGTCGGGCGCGTCGGGGTCGGGGTCGGCTTGTGGATCTGCGACCACCGGCGGTGCAGGGGGTGGGGGGGGTGGCTCGTTGAGCTTGTCCAGCTCGGCCTGCGCCAGCTCGCCGGCCAGCGTGAGCGGCACCATCTGCCGCTGCACCATGAGCTGGTCGCCACCGGGGGCCGGCCCCTTGCCCAGCTGCGAGCGCGCTTCGTCGGCCATGAAGACGCCGCCCTGCACGAGCTTCGCGAGGGCCTCGGCCTGCGCCGCCAGGTCGGAGCGCAGCAGCGCCTCGGTCGACATTTCGACGAGGTCGTGCCGGCCGTCCATGCGAAAGAGCCGGTCCAGCTCGCGTTCGAGCCGTTCGATCAGGCCACCCAGCGACACCGACAGCCAGTGCCGCACGAGGGTTTCGGAGTTGACGACGGCGCCTGACGAGAGGTCGCCGTACATGGGGGGGGGCACCCCGGCGCAGCGCGCGATTTCCTCGTTGCTGAATCGCAGCGAGCTGATGACGCTTTCGTCGATGGCCGCGAGGTTGGTGCTGCTTAGCTTCAGGCCGTTCGACAGGATCGGCAGACCGCCGGTGGCCCACTTCGCGGCCTGCGCGTCGAAGGCCTCGCGCAGCTCTTTCATCTTCCCTCGGTCCAGCGTCTGCTCGGTGCTGAGCACGGTCGACACGCGGCGCATGTTCTCGACGAACAGCAGCTGCGTGCGAGACAGCGCGACGTTGACGCCTGCGGCCAGGCCGGCGGCAGCGAACGGCGATTCACCGCACAGGGGGTGCCGGGGGGTGCGCCAGCGCAGGTGCATGACGTTGCGCGAGGGCACGACGAACAGCCGCCCCTGCTCCACGTCGGCGACCTGCAGCTGCGGGTTGAAAAGCAGGTCGGGGTCGTTGCTCGCGAAGTAGAAGACCTCGCGTGTCTCGGGGTCGACGCGGGGGGTCCACGTGCCGCGCGGTATCAGGTGAATCGACGAGGGCTCGCTGCGCTCGTTGAGCATCGCGACGATCAGCGCTTCGCCGCTGACCCAGTCACAGGCCAGACGCGAGAACAGCGTGGCGCCGCTCTCGTAGCTGTTGGGCTGGATCAGCAGGCGCGCGGCCGGCGAGCTGGTGATTTCCTCGATGGCGCCGGTGGCCAGGTCGATGCGCTTGTGGTGGGGGCGCAGCTGCGCGAAGGCGTTGGCGTAGAGCGTGTAGATGGCCTCGACGACCGGCAGCGAGCCGCCGCCGATCATCGTGAGGTTGCGCTGCCAGCCCGTGCCGTCGAGCGGGTTCAGGTCATGCAATCCCCCGCCGATGGTGCGGTCGAAGCCCCACTGCGTGAACAGCGGCCCCATCTGCGGCTGCACGTTGTGGAAGCCCAGCCCCGAGAACAGCGATGCGCCGGCGCGCGTGCCGGCCCCGATCAGCGAGCGCGCGACGGCGAGAGGTCGCATGGTCAGCTTTCCACGGCAGGGGTCTTGCGTGCGCGCCGGGGCTGGCCTTCGGTGGCGCTGGCGCGTCGAGCCCGCAGAGCGTCGCGCGCCTTGACGTAGGCCGCGCTCCCCGGCACGAATCGCAGCGAGTCGGTCGGGTGCTCGGTGGCCAGCTCGACTCGATGCTCGGCAACCAGGCGCCCGCCCAGCTCGGCATCGACGACGAGCACGCCCGCCTGGCCGGCCAGTTCGTCGACCGGGTCGAAGGCGCAGACGATGACGACGCCGCCCATGATGGTCATGGGTTCTGCGGTGGGCGGTCGACCACCACGTGAACGTCGGTCTTGCCGTCGCCGTCGACGTCGATCTTCGTGTGCGTGTCTTCGGGGCCGACGCCGATGGTCTGCTGCTGGGGCGCAGGCGCGGGCGGCGGGGGTGGGGGTGGGGGTGGGGGCGGTGCCGGGGGATTGCTCACCGCGATGGGCACGCGCAGCCTGACGTCCACCGAGAGAATGATTTTTCCGCCCGTGCCTCGAAGCTCCAGCCGGGGGCCGAACTTCTGCGTGGCGATGACTGCACCGAACGCGCCCAGCGCGGTCTGCAGCAGGGTCGCGGCTTGGTCGGGTGTGGTCCCTGCAGGCTGCGGCCAGGTGCCGTAGGCGAGCACCGTGGCGCCCGTGTCGACCACGACGAAATACCCCGTCGCGGGCGCCGCGTCAGGCCCGCCGCTGAAGGTCACGCTGAACACGTTCGCCGCGTCCCTCGTGGATGCGGCAGTCATCAGCGCCGGCTTCGTGTCGGGCGGCGAGAGGTCAGGGAAGGGGACGAATGGATTGGGCGCGTCCGGGTGCACGTAGTAGGCGGCCGGCAGCGTCGTCGGGTGGTTGAGCGGGTAGGCGTGGTGGTTGTCGATCAGCCACTGCGCCTCCACGTCAAGGTCGATGTAGGCGAACTCGGCAGGGTGCACGTGGTAGGCATTGGCGACCACGGGGTCGGTGAAGTACAGCGGCTGGCCCATCTGAGTCCCCTTCGGAAAAAGGCCCCGGCGTGTCAGGCCGGGGCAGGTCGCGTTATGGCAATGCGAAAAAAACCATCAAGGTGGCCACAGGCGCAGCAGGTGCGCGAGCAGCACCAGCGCGAGCGCGAGCGGCACCAGCTGCACGCGCTGATGCGCGACGCCGAAGGCGGCTGCCACCAGCAGCCCGAAGGCCACCAGCAGCAGGGCGAGCAGCAGGACGCTCACCACGTGGTCCCGGTGACTTGCTGCACCGCGCCAGCTTTGGTGATGCCGAAGCTGGCAGGCACGACCAAGCGGATGCCGGTCTGCCAGGTCTGCCAGAAGCTGACCGCCACAGCGCCGGCGATGCTCGCGCCGTTGCCGCCCGCGATGGGGATGCCCCCGTCAGGCACGACCTGGCCAGCGACACCGAGCGCGCCACCGAGAGGCGCCGCGCCGGCTTGCGTCGGTGCGACTGCATCGGCGTTGGCCATCGTCACGGTCGCCTGATCGCTCGTGTCGTAGTCGAAGGCGTCGATGGCGCTGGCGAACTTCTCGGCGGCGACGGCGGTCATGGTGCCGTTGGGGATGAACTGCGAGCCGATGACCTGATAGCCCAGCGCCGACTTGCTGCCGTCCGCGAAGACGAACTGGCCCAGCGGGTTGGTCATGTTGCGCAGCGTGAACAGCTTGGCGTGCGGCACGAGGATGACGGGCTTCGTGCCGACGTTCGCGGCCGAGAACGCTGCGTTGACCGCAGCGAGGTCGGCCTGCAGAGCAGCGTAGCCGCCGCCGGCTGCGCCCGCGATGGGCACCACGCCGTTGAGCAGGCCGGCAGGGCGCACGCCCGCGACCTCGGCGCTCGCGTCGAGCATGCTGGTGTCCAGCAGGTTCGACAGGAAGTCGCGCAGCATGCCGCGCATGACCTCCACCGCCGCCGGGTCGCTCGCGCGCTCCAGCTCCTTCGTGATCGGGATGATGCCGGCCAGCTTGTAGCGCCAGAGACGCTTGCCGGTGATCGAACCCTTCACGACCGGGATGGCGCCGGCCTCGCCGACCCAGGCGGTCGCGCCGGTGCTGACGCCGATGTCGGTCTGCGGGATCAGGATCGACTGCGAGCCGCCGAAGTTCAGCGACTGGCCCAGGCTGGCGAGCGTCGGCCAGATCGAGGTCGGGCCAGCAGCGGCATCGAGCAGCGCCTTGGCCTCGCTGCGCACGAGTTCAGCGGCCCAGCCGACGGTGGTCGTGTCAGCCGAGCCGACCAGGCTGCGCGCGATGGCGACGATGTCGGGCTCTTGCGCGAACAGTTCCTGTGCGACCTGATCGACGCTGACGCGGCGGCTGCGGGCGATGTGGCAGGCCAGCGTGACCTGTGCGAGCCGGTAGCCGGCCGGGCGGTCGGTCGTCTCGGTGCGCCGGCTGTTGATGGCAGGCGCAGCGACGGCGGCGACGGCACGCGACACGGCGGTGGGTGCAGCGGGGGCCGGGGCCGGTGTGGCAGCGGCACGACGCGAGGCCGCAGTCTCGGCGCCGCGCAGCACGTTGAGCCGCGAGAACAGCGCTTCGACTTCGCCGCTGGCCCGCGCCACGGCTGTGACGTTGGCATCGCTGGGGTCGGCTTCGAGCGCGGTGGTGGCGGTGGCCAGGCTGGCCTGGTTCGTTTCGAGTGCGGCCTGAGCAGCCGCGATCATTTCGGCGAGAGTCATGATGGTTCCCCTGTTGGGATTCGCACCGGCGACAGCCGAAGTGGTGCGGGCGACGTGTGACGCGGCAGCGGGCTCGATGCGCGACAGCGCGGCCAGCTCGGCGTCGTTGAACCCCAGCGAGCGCGCGACGGCCACGGCCGCCGGGTTCACCGGGAATTGCGTGAGGGTGATTTCGCGGACCTTGCCGCGCCGGTAGCGGTTGCCGGTCTGGCGCTGGCGCCCATCGGGGCCGGCGCGCAGGATGGGCTCGATGTCGGCGCGCGCGATGTCGAAGTTCACCGACGAGGCGAGGGGGTAGCCCCCTTGGTGCATGGCGCGCACGAGGTCGGCCATGCGCGAGGCGCCAGGCGGCAGCAGCCGCAGCGTGGCGAAGGTTTCGCGGCCGGAGCGCTCGACGTTGCGCCAGTCGCCGATGGTGGCGTCGAGGCGGTGCGAGTGGTCAGCGACGGCGGGAACGGTGGCCGGGAATTCGAGGCCGGCCTGCACGACCACATCGCCGAAGGCGTCTTCGTCTTCGTTGCTGACGCGGAAGCGGATCGAGTCGCCGACGACGGTGCCAGGCTGCCCAGCAGCAGCGGGCAGGCCTCCGCGTTTCTCGACGCGGATCAGGTCGGGGTCGTCACGCGCTGCCACGGTCGGCACTCGTCAGCGGGGGTAGGCCGCTGCTGTGGTGCCGAGCCGGGGGGCCGTCGCTCGGGGGTGGGTGGCAACGCACGGCGAACCCCAGGGGGGGGTCGGGTGCGATTAGTCACGGCGGGAAGTGTAGGAGGTTTCCGATAGAGAAACCAGTGGACATGCCTGGCCGGCCCTACAAGCGCCCCGGCGCTCGGGGCACCTCCAACCACCAACCGCCCGCCGTTCGGCGCGCCTACGGCCGTCTACGGCCCTGCCTGGCCCAGGCTCACGCGACCATCGCCCCGACATCGAGCACCACGCGCGGCGCGCGGCGTGCGCCTATCGACATCGTCAGGGCGACCAGGCCGTCGATGCGGCCGGTGGCCTTGCGCTTGCTGAAGATCCGCGACTGGTGCAGGTCGACCTCGCAGACCGCGCTGGCCGCTGCCCAGGTCAGGCAGGGGTTGTGGTCGATTTCCAGCTCGCCGCGCATGATGGCGCCCTCGATTTCGTTGATCGACTGCGGCATCCAGAGGGGGGACTTGGCCGGCTTGACGAAAGTCTGCGGGTGCTCGGTCAGCGTGATGGCGACGCCCAGCTGCTCCAGCTCGCGCCGCAGGTAGGTCATGCGGTAGCGGTCGAAGACCAGTTCGACGACATCGAAAATCTCGGCCAGCTCGGCGATGCGCTGCGCGATGGGGCCGTACTCGAGCGTCGAGCCTGGCAGCGCGTGCACGTGGCCCTGCGCGACCCACAGCGCATAGTCGACGCCGTCGCGCTCGCCGCGTGAGCGCAGCGTGTCGAGGGGGGTCCAGAACTCGACGGCCCCGAAAAGACGGTCGTCGATTTCGACGAGCATGGCGAGCGCGGTCAGGTCGGTGGTGGTCGAGAGGTCGACGGCCAGCGTGACGCGGGCACCGGCGAAGCGCTCGGTGAAGGGCTCGGCGTGTTCGACCTCGCAGCGCCGCCAGGCGTCGCCGCTGATCCAGGGGGAGGTGGCATCGACCCATTGGCAGAAGTTGAGCCGGCGCACGATGCTTTCCTTGCTCGGCATCTGCAGCGCCTCGCGCACTTGGTCTTCGAGGTAGTCGGCAGGGATCGACACGCCCAGGTTCGGGTTGGTCTTCGGCCAGCACGCCGGATCGGTCAGGGGGTCTTCGTCCTTGTCGAGGGCGCAGACGTAGCTGAAGAAGCGGTCGTCGGCGATGGCCTGCTCGGCTACCTTCACGGCCTTGTCGTGGTAGCGCCAGCACACCGACTGCCGGTCGACGCCGCTGTTGGTGATCATGAACAGCAGGGGGGAGCGCCGCGCCTTGAAGCCGGCGCGCATCATTTCGATGACGGTGTCATCCTTGTGCTCGTGCACTTCGTCGATCAGGCCGCAGTGGGGGCGGGGGCCGCTCTGGCCGTCGTCGCTCGCGATGGCGCGGAAGAAGCTGCCGCGATAGCTCATGTTCCAGACGGTCGCGCCGCCGGTCTGGTGCACGCGCTCTTTCAGGCCAGGCGACATGTCGACCATTGCGACGGCGTCGCGGAACAGCACCATTGCCTGGTCTTTCTTCGACGCGGCGGCGTAGACCTCGGCGCGTGCCTCGCCATCGGCGATCAGCATGTAGAGGCCGATGCCGGCCGCGAGGGGGGACTTGCCCGAGCCCTTGCCTGTCTCGACGAAGACGACCCGAAAGCGCCGCTGCCCCTGCGCGTTGACCCAGCCGAAGATCGACCCGACGATGAAGACCTGCCACGGCTTGAGCACGAAGGGGGTGCCCTCGAACTCGCCCGACGACAGGCGCAGCACGTCGGCGAAGAAGTCGAGCACGCGCTGCACGCGCTCGGTGTCGAAGACCCAGCCGCGCGCCGCCGCTTCGGTCAGGTCGAGCATGTGCCGCGCACACGCCCCGCGCACGTAGGGGCCTGCCAGAATCGCCCCGGCCACCAACTGCTGAGCGTATGCCGTGACAGGATCGGTGGGGGGTGGGGGGGGTATCCTCTTGGCGTATACTGCGCGGACCATGCTTGACTACCTGACCGACATCCCCGAACCCGCGCCGCACGAAATCGTCGGCGCGCGCCAGGCCTCTGGCCTCACACAGGCGCAAGCCGCGCAGATCGTCGGACTGAGCGCGCAGCCGCGATGGGCCGAGTACGAGGCCGGCCGCAAGCGGATGCCGGCCAGTCGGTGGGCGCTGTTCCTCCTGATGACAGAGCAGCACCCACGGCTCAGGCTCGTCCGCCGCCGAGGAAACGATCAAGCGGGTCCGTCGATCCTTGCGGCGTGATCGCAATCCGCGT